GCGGAAGGATTGGACCAAACACGCGGGTGGTTTTACACATTACTCGTGATTTCTACTGCATTAAAAAATACCTCGTCATATAAAAATGTCGTTGTAAATGGTATTGTGTTGGCAGAAGATGGTCAGAAAATGGCAAAACGATTGAAAAATTACCCAGATCCAATTTATGTAATTGATGAGTATGGTGCGGATCCGTTGCGTTTGGCATTATTGGGATCACCTGCGACCCACGGAGAATCAATGCGTTTTGCGGAATCGACAGTGAAGGAAATTATTAAAACTGTGATGATTCCATTTGAAAATTCCTATGTATTTTTCAAGGAACAGTTTATGAAATATCAAACACGATATGGTGCTGATCCGGATTGTTCAATTAAATCTTCCAATATCTATGATCAATGGATTCTTCATAAATTTCATTTATTTAAAGAAGCTGTGTTTCGTGATTTTGACAACTATGAGCTTTGTGGTTTGACAAAACATATTACTGGATTTATTGAACACTTGAACAATCAGTATATCAAGCTCAATAAATTTCGAATGAAAGGAAAAGAAACAAAACGAGATTTTGAAGAGTCAATGGTAACGCTGTACAAAATATTATTTAACCTCAGCATTTTATTAACTCCTCTGATGCCACATTATAGTGAGCAATTATTTCAACAATTGAAAAATATTCATAAACTTGATGTGCTCAGTGTTCATTTGTTAAATTTTACAGATATGATCAGCAATGACACAGAGACCAATAACACAGAGACTAATGATACAGTGACCAATGACAGTTCAGTAAATCCAGAATTATTTTATGCAATTGACCAACTTCATCAAGTCATTGATTTGGTGCGCACTATTCGTGGTCGTCATAACATTCCATTTAAAAAACCTGTGAAGGATATTATTATTTGTTCAAAGGATCCAGAAACCTTAAAAAAAAACATTCAGTTTATTTTGGATTTATTGAAAAAGGAATCCAATATTCATTTGGTGAATTTTGAACCAATCGATCAGTATTGTACATTATCCGTCACTCCAAATAAATCCGCAATTGGTAAGTCTTTCCGAAAATCCTCGAAACTTGTCATGTCAGAATTAGCTTCAATGGATGATATTGCAGTTCTCAGTCAATTAAATAAAGAGGGAACATTGGAATTGGGAAACATAGGCTTTACATTAACCAAAGAACATTTTAATATTATTTACAATGTCAAGTTACAAAAAAATTATCACCATGAGTTAAATAATACTGGTGGGTTATTGGTATACTTAAATACAGAAATAAATCAAAAAATTATGGAAGAATACCACACAAAATTACTGACCACTTCTGTTCAAAAATTTCGAAAAGAATTGAATATGAAATCTTGTGAAAAAGTGATTGTTCAATATGACATTGTTAATTTGGAATTGTTGAAAATGGTTCAAACATACAAAACAAAAATGGAAAAGGCATTGGAATCCCAAATACTTGTAAACGAAACAGATAAAATTATTCCAACAACGGATATTGTTGGGGAAAAAACAATTGAGATTAAAGATCATGATACTGTTAGATTGGTATTATGGCGTGTTGGGAAACCTGTCACCAAATCCAGTTTGCCAGAAGATTTATCAAAAGGAATGGAATCTGATTTGGAACATAATTTATTAAATGCGTTTCAATCATTGGACTCAAATAAAACAGGATTTGTATCAACCGCAGATTTCCAAAAAGTCATTAAGCAATTTAAAATTCACGTAAATAGGAACAAATTAAATCACTTGATTCAATTAAAATATGAAGATTGGATTAAAAAAACACTTGATAAATAATTAAGAGTAATTGGAAAAAATTGGCAGAAATTATAAATAAAATAAAACAAAATTTTTTGTTTTTTTGTTTTTTGTTTTTGTTTTTTGTTTTTTTATTTGAGTGTGAAATTAAATGGAACATATTTTTTTAAAGTAGGATCTTTTTTTATTGCACCTTGACACATACACTTTGTTTTATGTTTTGTCGGTATTTTTTCAAGAAAGTGTGGAAATCTAAGAATTAATTCGTTGTATATTTTTTGTAAAAAAGTGAAATTGGAAATATGATTGATTGTTTGATTGTTGGAAATATGATTTAGAATAAATCGAATATTGTTATCTTCCATTGCGTAACAAATCATAGATATATAGATTTCCGAATCAATCAATGATTTATCAATTGTATTTATCAATTTGGGTTCCAACACAACAGTACTAATTATCTCTTGTTTGGTTGTGGGTTTATATGTAAAGTTTATATTTTGTTTCTGATAACAATTGAGCATTGCATAACACCATACAATATATAGTTCAGTTGTCATAAATTTTTCCGGAATTTTCATTGATGAATTTAAATTATGATTTGTCATCAAATATTCCATAATCAAATTTGTATCCATGTATTTTTCAGGAATTGTTTCAAACAAATTATTAAAAGAGAACAAATTTTGAACTGTGTCTAAACACATTTCATATGTTATTTTGTCCTGGGGGATTTTCATTAAATCCCAGTGAGCTGCGTAATTGCATATTTTTAAACTGAAAAATTCTTTTGGAATATTGTCAATATCACCTCCATTTTTTATGTACAATTCACATTCTGTTATGGAATATGGAAAGGAATTATTATTCAGAATATTATCCATGTAAAAACCACATGTAAATGCATATGTGATGCGTTTTTTTGTAATAAATTTTGTTGGAATATATTGAATGGATTTGGGGTTACATTTAATTACATAATCACATAATTTATCATTCCAAGTAGTTTCTGGAATTTCTTGGCAAAATTTTTGAACTTCATGTTGATTTAATATTTCTTTGCTTAAAAAATCCTTGATGATAAATTTTTGAAGATCATAATCAATTTGATATTTTGAAGTGGTAAATACCCATGATAAAAATGCGTTTTGTTTTTTATTTGTTAATATATTTTGAATCATTTTAAATGTCCGAAATTTTTGGGGAAAAAGCTTGAATGTTTCGATAAATTCATATTTGTCACCATGCAACACACATAATTTACAAATTTTCTCGTCACGATATTTCTCAGGAATATTTATTAAATTACATCTATTTTTGGCAGCAATGACACAAGTTTCATATGTAACAAAACGTATATATGTGTCTTTCAAATTATTCCCATTTCCATGTTCAATGGATAATTGACATATTTTATTGGATCTGTATTTTATCAACACTTCACTTAAATTATTTCCACTTTTCATTGCAATTTCACATAATTCTTCACATTGATAACTTTCTGGAGCAGTTCGAAGTGTACATACATGGTTTTGAATAGCAATTTTAAAAAATTCATATGTTTGATATTTCAACGGATAATTGACATGGCGAAATGATGTTCCATGATACAATGATAATATGCAAAGGTCATATGACAGTACATCATCTCGGGCAAAAAGAATAACACGTGGATTATAACATCCCCAATTTACATCACCATCTCGAATTGCAATTATGGTCATTTCTAATGTTTTTAATTGTTCAGGAACATGTTCTAAATCATTGCCGAATTTTCCAACAAATTTTTTACATAATTGTTCTGTTCGAAGTTCAAAAGGAACCTTGTAAAGAGAAAAATGTTTTATGTTCTCAAAATTTTCAACGGTAAATGTCATTATTTTGTGTGAAACTTGAATCATGTTTGTTTTTATCTTTTGTATTGTTTTGTAATTGTTATATGGATTTTTAACTGTTGTCAAAAAAACACAAGCATTATCTGGAATTGTCACGGTCCATGTATAATAATTTTGATCATATGGGGTATAATTTTTTTTAAAATCACAATAATATCCATCAAATGGAAAAACATATCGATTGGTCACTAAATCGCTGGAAAGACAATTTAATCCAAGTCGAATTTTTTGTAAACCATTAAAATTGCATTGATCAGTGAAGATTATGAGAGTGGGAGTTTTATATTTTTTGTTAAATTGCTTTCCCAACATATAACATTGAATCAAATGATAAATATTATTGGAATTATTAATTATAAATCAAATTTTTATCCATTGAAAATTAAAATTTGATTTATGTTTTTTATTAAAATTCATTAAATTAACAAAGAAATAATACATCAAATGAGTATAAAGCAAAAAATCTTTTTAGTTACATTGGATGGAAGTCCAGCAATTCGTGAGAATTTAGAGAATAGTTGGTTTATGTATGAAAATAAAATTAAAGATATGACAATTCGAGAATTTATCCAAACAACAAACAACAGTGGTCGTGGTGAATTTAGTGTTTGTATTATCAACAAATTATTTTATAAAGACAACACAGAATTAGATTTGGACGATACACTTGAATCTGTATTTAATAACATTTCAATTGGCAATCATAATGATGGTGATTTACAATTGATATGTGATGTGTCATCATATATATGTGTTGGGTTTGGTAAAGGTGTTTTATATGTTGATACCAAAACCAACAAAGGATTTAAACCAGAACAATTATTTGGAAATCAAGGAACTACGCAAATTCCCACATGCACAACGGAAAAAAATGCGCGAGGGATGTGTTGTTAAAAATATCCATTCATATCATAACTTTTAATCATAAATCATAAAATATAAATCATAAAATATAAATCATAAAATATAAATCATAAAATATAAATCATAAAATATAAATCATAAATCAATAAAAAATTTGATTTTTTTTTTGAAAATTCCATGATATTTTTATTCCTTTGATTTTATTCCTTTGATTTATAATGTCTTCCTCAAATTCTGAAACACAGCCATCTAAGCGTCGATCGTCTGACACACCAGGACCAGCTCCCATTCAGAAACTTGTGCGATGTGCAAAAAAAATATATAAGCGTGTGCTTACGCATGTACTTGGACCTGAGAAGCAGCCCAAAACATCACAGGTTGATGAGTTTTCCAAAATTCGTAGATCTATTGATCGAATTCCAGTTTTGTGTGTCTTGGATAATTTAGAGGAGTCAGATGAGGTTTCGCAGTTTGTAATGGAACAGAAGAAAGTTCGTGGTGATTCATTAATAGTTCATCAAATCACACAGAATGCAATGCGGCGAATTGCAGTGGCAAAAAAAATGGAGAAGATACCCAAAATAGTGGGATCGATTCGTCTTTATCCACAGACACTTGCTTCATTGTTTACACCATCTTGTGGACGTCTTGGACGAATTGTGGTTGTGCTTGATGGTGTAAACAATCCAATGAATATTGGTACTATTACACGGTATTTGGAAATTACCAACAAGTTCGGAATGTGTGTAACCAACAATCCAGCATTGCCAGATCGAAGTACGCTAAGTCGACCGTATAAGCGTACCTCAATTGGTGGCAGTTATTTTCTCCCTTCATTTGTTCGAAGTGATCCAATGGAGGTAATTCGAGAAGGACGTCGAAATGGATGGAAGGTAATTTCATTTGACAATCCTGGGAAAAATTGGGCAGTTTGTAGTACAAAGAAGATGTGTTTAAAAACTGAGGAGGATGTGGTTCTAGTGTTTGGGTCAGAGCAGGATGGAATTTCGAAAACAGTGTTGGATAATAGTGATCAGATTGTAGAGTTGCCAATGCCTGGAGCACTTAATTCATACAGTGTAGTCTCAGCAATTATGACCACAGTGGCAATGATTGATACAAAGCGAGGATTGCTATGAGGGTGGTTTTTGTGTTAAATAAAATGAAAAATTTATTTTTTGTGAACATTTTTCATTTTATTGTATGTCGGAATGTATTTTATATTTATTTAACTTTTTTTTTTAATTAAATCTATTAAATAGTCGATAAATTTTTTTGGAACCATATCAGAAATATGATCTATTTTTATAAATTTCTCTTTAATTTTTTGTTCAGACAATTGTTTAAAATCAATGTCATCAATGTTTCCATAAATTAATTCTGCCAACATCGCCATATAATATTTATTTCGTGAATTTCGAATATTTGGCATATTATTTTTAATTATTTCCAATACAAGTTTATTATTTCCTTTTAATACTGATTGGTCTGATCGAAATGAGTCGTTCAAACGTTTTATCAAACTTTTTATATGTTTCAAATTAACAGAGAATGTACTATTATTTTTCTCACGTTCATATTTAATTCTTCCTTTTATTATATAAATCAACTTGTTTGGTTCTAAAACAGAAAAAAAAATACCAGATACCACCATTATCTCACTTAAAAATGTTTTAATATAATTATTGGCTTCATTGTTAATGTCAATATGTGATGTAATTTGGGCAATAAATGTATTTTGTTTGTCATAATCATATTTTTCAAATGGTAAACGATCGTCATTTACTGGTAATGAAATTGGCTGTTGTTTTCTAGGTTGTTTACGAGGTTGTTTCCGAGGTTGTTTCCGAGGTTGTTTCCGAATACGAAAACTAATTGTTCGTTGTGGTTTTTTTCGAGGTTGTTTACGGGGTTGTTTTCTAACTGGAACGGGAACAGGAATTGCTTTAACTACTTTTGGAGATTCGTCAATTAATCGTTCTTTGATAAGTCTTGATGAGTTCAATGTTTTTTCATGTTCTTTTCCAATACATGCTTTATTAACAAATTTTTCGTTTTTCAAAATATCATTAATTAATTTCAATGCTATTTCTTTATTTTTACCTGGATTAATTGTAACAGTCACATTAGAACTGTGACGTTTAAAATATTTAACCATGTCCGATTTTGTTATGTTACCATCTAGTATTGGTAAAATCCAGTTAAAATCTCTTAAATTCCACATACTTGCGAAATGAACAGCTTGTGAAATAAAATTACGAGTTGGATAAAAGGCATTCATGAAAAGCATCATAAATGTCAATAACAATTTATTTAAATCACGACCTTCGCGTTTTGTGTTTGTTCTGGCAAACATGTGACTTTCTTTGTCAAAAGTTAAGCCGGAAACGCACACTTCATTTTCTAATAAAAATAGACCAGCAACACCATAATCTTCAAATTTCTCAAATTGATCATATGTGCATTTTTGAAGTGATGGATGTGCTACAACCCGAGCATCTTTATTATTTCGATCCATTAAAATTAATTTAAATTTTCGTTGTGGACAAATTGAATTAAATTTGGCATTAATGGAATCAATGAATTTTTTTTTACTTCCAAACTCAATTTTTATGGTATTGACCGCACCATTTCCCAAAGTTTTTCCTAAATGATTTAAAAACTGATTTAAAATAAATATTCCAGATGGTGTATCTATATTATGTGATGACCCATTAATTGGATTTGTTATTTTTGACCACATTATTTTATTATGTTTCTTTCTTATAATAATTAAATAAAATTAAATAAAATTAAATGAAAAAAAGAGGTAAATGGTTATTTATTTAGCTTTTCAAGACATGTTTTTACATAATCAGTAAGCTTATTATTATCTTCTACTAATTCACGTAATTTATTGATACAGTTAGTTGCAATCTTTTGTCCAATTTGTGTTCGAATATATTTGTCCTTAACCAAGAGAAATAGTTTTTCCATACAGTGTTGTTGAATATGTTGTACATGGTCTTTCAAATTCCAAGTTGAATCTTGATGATGTCCATATTGGACCATTCGATCAATCGCCATTTCAGATACAGCTTCAATTTTATCTGCATCTGATACAATGTTGCGCATAGTAGTTAATAATTCAGGATAATTTTCAAATTCATGTAGAATGGATTTTCCTTGAGTACGTAATTTTTTTTCTTTGGAAAATGATAAATTATCAATAATTAAAAACACTTTGATAATGGCGTCTTGTTCAAATTCCAATGACTTCAAATCATTTGAAATATTGTGTTTTACATCATCCACA